ACGAGTCGAGACTCATGGCGGCTGAACAAAAGGTCCTCGATCTTCGTTCGTGTCGGGTCCTCGGGATGCCGGGCAATCAGAGTAACCTGGAACCGATTTGCTTTGATATACTTGAGGTTGTCCGCATACATCGGATCACCCGGATGCCGCTCGTATACGATGCACGGATACGAGAGCTTAAGCGATGGGAGTGGTTGGTAATAGACCTTATCAGACCCGAGGATCTCTACCAGCTTCTCATGGAGAGCTAGCCGTCGGTCCATTATACACCCCCGTCAACTCGAGAACCAGACGGGGGAACTTCAGCTCCACATAGGAGATTTTCCAAAGTCCCCCCATCCAGCGTACATACTTGAGGTTCTGGATGTTATCCGTTAAGAACCCGTCAGCGATAATGCTGATCTGGTTGCTGAGGTTGATACTCCCCAGAATCTCATCGCTGGCACCAAGGCGGCGTGCTTCCCGGAAGACGTCGCCATAGTACTGCTTCTCGATTGGTTTGTCTTCCCAAATTCCCGGCTCGGTCTGGACCTGAGTCACAAATCCTATCTCACCGAAGAATTTGGCCATCTATCACGGCTCCGGGACGACGTTACCAGACTCGGTCTTGCGCTCGACGATGATGGCCGACTTCGGCTTGGTCAGCGCACCGGAGAGGCGGGTCTCCAGCAGGTAGTGGTACTGGTTGAAGCTAATGTCGAAGTCCTCAGCCGCGAAGAGCTGACCACCCTTGTCCGCACCAATGGTGTAATCGGACATGTTGACGATGATACCCAGAGCTTCGAGCTCGCCATTCTTGGCGGAGGTGCGCTTGAGACCCTTCATCAGCGGGACCTTGACGATCTTCGAGACGCCGATGTAGTCAGCCAGCTCAGCAATGGTGCGGAACTGACGGTGACCCATCTTGTCCTTCAGCAGGAGCATCTCGGTGACGAGACGAGGGTCAGCAAACCACGTCGGGTTACCAGCGCCGTCGTAGTCATCCAGAGCGCGGACCATGGAGTCCAGGATGTCGTCGACGGACGTCTCCTTGGCCAGGACAACGCGAGGAGCGTAGAGGCTGTCCTCCTTGTAGATCGGGCGGATGCAGTCCTCCTTGATCTTGTCCTTTGAGGAGGCCTGGCGACCATCACCAATGAGGACGGCCCTACCGAGCTCCTCCTCAAGCATGATCTTCATCTCACCGCGGATCCAGGAGACGACATCAAAGTCAGTGATGTCCAGGATGTCATCCCTATCCAACCTCTGCTTCTTATAGATGGTGGTCGGCGAGGTGGTACGCTGCAGAAGCGTGAAGACCTCGTCTTCCTTCTTATTGCCCTTAATGTAACCGCGGGCTCGCGCCTCGTCGGCCGTGATGTCGGCGAAGCGGGTGCGAATTCGGGAGAAGGGTGAGTGCTTGGCAGCGCCGACGACGGAGTCGACCCAATCGGTCTTGCGCTTGATGAACTCCGGAGTAGTCCACAGATCCTTTGCGTCCGGGAACAGGGTCTCGATCTGCTTGATGCCGTAGGCATCGGCGTGGGCCAGGATGGCCTCCTTCAGGGAGCCGCTGGAGCGAGCGTCCTCGAAGATGGTCTCGACCTGGGCGTGAGTCAGGACGGGGAGCTCCTCGGTGGTAGCGGAGCCCTCAAACACGTTCT